CGAATACTGTAACAACGTAGCAGATGGTAAAGGATTAATCCCACATATGTATGTTCGTCACTTTGGTGATATGTATGGTGGTGCGATGATAGCAAAACGAGTACCTGGTCATGGAATGATGTACAAATTTAAAGAAAAAGACTTGCTAAAAGAGAAAGTTCGTGCTATACTTAAAGATGAAATGGCAGATGAAGCGAACATCTGTTTCGAATATGCAATTAGATTATTTGGAGAATTAGTTGATGAATAAAATTGATAAGTCTTATGAAGGTATAGCGAAGTCTTTTGATGAAATGGAGAGACGAATGGATCGATGTTTGTACTCCGTGATATTTCTGAACGGCTTAATTTTTGGACACATATTGACTCAAATAGCATATAAGTTTCTATGAGTTTAATCTGGGACAGTCTAATCGATATCCAGAATGACTTAATTAAGTCGTTTGAATTGACTGGAACAGAGATTCAAGAAGAGGGCATGGATCGATTCAATCAGCCAGGCTGGGTAAACAGAGTCTGGACTAGCAAGAAGTATAGAAGAGCCCATGTCGATGTTGTTGATATGAGGGAATCACATAAGCTGTGGATGATGCATTGTTGCATATTCCCTCATACTGACAGCGATGCACCGATCTTTGGATTCGATGTAATCGCAGGACCAAATAAGATGACGGGTGCGTTTTGTGATCTATCAGCAACAACGAATCCTGACCACGAAATGATTAAACACTTTGCTGAGATAACCTCTAAGTTAGAATGGAAAAGAGAACGAGAACTGCCCGAGTGGGCAAAAGCAATCTTTAGTGATGGAATGATGGCCGCAGGTATGGTCAAAGAGCAAGCAGAGATTGATCAGATATCAAAAGCAGTCGATGAAACTTTGAACTATTATATCAAAGAAGTTGGCAATTATAGCAGTAAAGATTTAGATAGAGAGTCTGTGAGAGTTGCTCAAAATAGATACGGACATTATCAACGACAGAATCCTCATACTCCTCGTGTAATGAAATCGCTGGGACTGAATGAAGAAGATGTTGATGTATTTGTTGAGAAATGTCTATTTCCAGAATTAGATGAAGAATTAATCAGCGTTAGTGGAGTGCCTTATAAAGTTCGCAGACGAGATATTAAGTTATAGACTGCCACCTCAGGCGACAATTTATGGTCGAGATGGGTGTGAAGAGTCGCTAAGACTCCGTGAATGGGCAGTATTCTCTGGACTAGATGTAGAGTATCTCACATTAGATGTAGATTATGACTTGATGGAGTATGTGACTGTAGCACCACACGCCAGAAAGTTTCCGAGTATAGTCGTAGATGGAGAGACCATAGGCGATTGTAATGATTTTATGACATGGTTATATTTTATGGGAAGTGATAGAGATGACAAAGGGTAGAGTAGGATTTACTTGTTCAGCGTTTGATCTGCTCCACGCAGGTCATGTATCGATGCTGAGAGATGCGAAAGACCAATGCGATTACTTGATATGTGGACTACAAGTAGATCCAGGTGCTGTTCGTGATGGCAAAAATTCACCAGTTCAAACAGTTGTTGAACGATACACACAACTTAAAGCAGTCGGTTATGTTGATGAGATTATACCTTACAACACCGAGCAAGACCTAGAAGATATACTAAATATGTATCACATTGATGTTCGTATTTTAGGTCAAGAATATCGAGACAAAGATTTTACTGGTCGTGATATCTGCCGTAAAAGAGATATCAAATTATATTTTAATAAACGAGACCACAGATTCAGTAGTAGTGGTTTGAGAAAACGAGTATGCGAAACTTCTTAAAAAGCAAAAAGAATAGAATAGCCTTAGCGACATTTATGTTCTTTTTATGTAAAGGTCTTGTTTGGTTAGGGCTAGTTTATTTCGGATATGTGCTAGTAGATTTTTAAGATTTGTCTTGACAAACGCACGATTTAATGCTATACTATATGAAATAAGTGGGAGATATACTATGAAATTGAGATTGATGTTTTTAAAGTTCTATGATCTTTATAATTTAGTGATGGACCACAGTAAGAATCCATTGAGACATATACCTGATCCTTTGTCTCGAATGTGGATCATGACTGTTTTAGCTTGGATGTGGTGTATTGCTTTTGGAATTTACATCGGCAGTGTGATCTATATGGGTGTTAGTCTTGTTGCTCATTTAGCGTTACTTTTCATGATCACATTTACAGCCGCTGTATTTTATGATGCTGAAAAAAGAAATGATTCGTGGTTACTAAAACTACGAAAAGAGCAAAGATATAAATAAAAGTATTCGTGGAAGCATAAAGTAGGAAGTTTGGACATGGGTTTGAATCCCATCGCCTCCACCATAATTACATTGTTGATCTAGAAGTAACAAAGGTTACGAAGAGGCAGATTCTGCACAGTGTAATTATGATGGGGGCGTTCTGAATTCGACAGGCGACTGAGAGTATGTGGAGAATCAGTGAAGAAACACTGCATAAAATCAACTTAAAATAACTGCAAACGATGATAATTTTGCACATGGTGATTATGCCCTAGCGGCTTAATCTACCGGGGTCGGGCACGCCTAGCAACAGAATGTGCCAACACGCCTTCTCATATACAAAGCATGATAACAGTATATGTAGAAGAGAGGTACGACATACCCGAAAAAAGGAAATTCGAAAATGTCAAATTCAACTAAAGAGGAGCGTGGCTTGGCCCACCACGAGCATGGATGCTAGTTAGCATGGATTGCTAAAGAGACAGTGCAGTTTGATAGAAATCAACGATAAGCACGACTCAAAACGGGCCACTTTTATTATTAACTTGAATGAAGGATTTATTATGACAGCACCAACGAATGTACCTCAACCCATTATTATCCCAACAGCCGAATCAGATCGCAAATTGATGAAAGAAGTCATGGTGTCAGTTAGCAATTCCTACACTCGTATCGAAGCTGAGAGAGATTATATCAAAGAATCTATCGAATGTCTTTCTGAAGATGTCGGTATTCCTAAGAAGTATCTGAATAAAATGGCCCGCATTTTTCACAAGAATAATGTGGATGAAGTTGTTGCTGAGATCGAAGAAATCGAAGCATTAATCGAAACTATTAAGTAGGTCCCGTAATGACTAAATTAGTTAGCAGAAGAATCAAAGTTGAAGAATCTGGCCATGCTCAAGCACTTATCTTTGAAGCTGATAATGGTTGGAGAATAGAGTACTACGATCCTCGTGGCACTTTAATATCTACTGAATTGCATGAGCGTAAATCCCTACAGTGGGCAGAAGATGTCGCAGAGAACTGGGCTTTAGGGATTAAGGTGCTAAATGGCTGATAAGAAGGAAGAAATCAAAGCCTTTAATAGACTTAACTCTGAACGCATCATGATTGATATCGCAAAGCACATTGAAGCTGGTGTGCCATATATTGATGCAGTTGTTGAGTATGCGGCAACGAATGAACTAGAGATCGAAGTTATAGGAGAAATCATTCGTAAGTCACCTGTTCTAAAGGCGAACATTTATCGTGAGGCTGAAGAACTTAATATGATTGAAAAACTTGTGAGATTGCCTATATGACATCATCCGTGTACTCGACTAGAGACGCATTCGACCTCTACTGTTACTACATGGCAATTAAGAAACACTTCACATCAAACTATGACTTTGTAAAGTATGGCGGTAAGATGAGGCTTACTGTCGATGGATTTGAAAATAGAAAAGATAAGTTCTTTTTCTATAAACTATCTAAGAGGAAAGATGCTAAAGATTATATTCTAGCGAATATATTAAAGAAGCCTAGCCTCTGGATTGGCGACTTAGTAGATAGTCATGAAGCTGAAGAAGTCTATACTGAGTGGTCAAAAAGGCAACAGTCATTGTCGTATGTTTTTCGTAATGAACTTGATGAGTTAGACGATGACTTCAATGCCAACATTATTGTAAACGATGGTGCATATCCAAAGCTACTGTCACTTTACAATAAGAGAAGAGTGTGTATTGAGACATTGATTATCCTTGATGATCTCACTAAATGCTTTTCATATTGGGAGAAAAATATTCGTGATACCATAGTTTTCCCTGATATAAATAATACTGTCAATAACTATAAGCCTTTTATAGATTATGATAAAGTGAAAATGAAGAAAATAGTACTTGACAAATACAACGCAATATAGTAAAATACAACGCATACGGGTAGTAATATACTCGTTAAAATACAACGCAAATACGGAGAAAATAATATGTCTTTTGCATCATTAAAGAAAAACCGAACATCCTCTTTTGACAAGTTGAACTCTCAACTACAATCAATGTCAAACCAAAAAATGGCTAGAGATGACGATAACTACTGGAAACCAGAAGTCGATAAAGCTGGTAACGGCTATGCTGTACTTCGATTCCTACCTGCTTCAGAAGGTGAAGATATGCCTTTTGTTCGCTATTGGGATCATGGCTTTCAAGGCCCAGGTGGTTGGTACATCGAGAAGTCTCTAACAACTCTAAGTCAAGACGATCCAGTATCTGAGTATAACTCTCAGTTGTGGAACTCTGGTC